ATGGCCTGCACCATGACACCTGCCGACGTGAGGGACCTCCTCGAGGGCTACTGCCTGGAGGAGGTCACGTCGTACCAGAGGGCCGGAGACCTGACCGCGGGCTCGGCCGCCGTGGCCAACGTTGACACGTCCGGGCTCAAACCCCTCATGAAGGTCTCGGGGACCGGCGTCCCGGCCGGCGCGGTGATAGAGTCGGTGGGCGAGGGCGCGCTGGTGCTGTCGGCCCCCGCGACCGCCACGGCCGCCGGCGCCGCCCTGACCGTGACCACGTTCCTGCAGCTGTCCGACGACTGGCTCGCCCAGGCCCGCGACCATGAGGTCGTGCCGTGGGTCGAGTCCAAGGTGGGCTTCGCCCTCGGGTCCGTCGGGCGCGCCGTGGAGTACCACTCCGGCACGGGCTCGTCCCTCGTGTTCCTGGACAGGCGGCCGGTGGTCGAGGTCCACTCCGTGAACCTGGTCACCAGCCCGGACGGGGCCCAGTTCCTGCTCCCGGGGTCGTTCGACGTGGTGGCCGAGCAGGGCCTCCTCAAGATGCGCGCCACCCTCGAGTCGTGGCAGCAGTACGTGGCCTCGCTCCCGCGCGGCAAGTACAACGTCAAGGTAGACTACTCGTACGGCTTCGCCGAGGTGCCCTGCGACCTGGCCCGGGCCGTGAACCTGCTCGTGGCCTCCCGGGCGCTCGGGCACCTGGGCGCCAGGACCGGCGGCGGGTCCCCGCAGACCCCCGGCGGCTCCAGGAACTACGGCCCGCGCGGGAAGTACGGCGACGTGAGGGCGGACCTGGAGCGGTGGGCCCTGGCGGCCCTGCGCAGGTACCTCGTCGGGGTGGTGGGGTCGTGAGGGCCTCCGTCAAGCTCGAGGCCTGCGGGGCGCTCAGGGACTACGCCGAGATGGCGAGGGACTACGGTACCCCGGTCACGGTCATCGTGCGCGCCGAGGGGGACGTGGCCAGGGACTCGTACGGGGCGATCAAGCGCAGGCCCGGGGGCTCCCCGGTCCAGACCTATGCCCTCCCCGTCGAGAGGGCCGTGGACTCAAGGTCCATGCAGAGGACCGGCATCCGCGAGGAGTGCGACTGCATGATCACGACCCCGCTCCTGGACTGGGACGGGTACGTGGACCCGTACGCCCCCGGTGACGGCATCGCCGGGCTCGACCTCAATAGGATGACCGTCCTCCTGGACGGCCAGGAGTGGAAGGTGGCGGACAAGGGCCTGCCCGCGAGGTACGGCCCGGTGCCCGTCGCCCTGTCCCTGGGGCTCAGGAGGAACTGATGGGCAGGAAGCTGTCCGAGACCGCCAGCGCGGTCAGGAAGCGCAAGGCCGCCCTCCCATCGCTGGCGGAGGGCCTCATGCGCGCCTCGAGGAGGGGCGACGCGGACTCGCTGATCGCCTACTTCCGGTCCGGCATAGCCGAGCGCAGGTTCAGGCTCGCCCCGCTCCAGCCCAGGACCGTGGCGGCCAAGGCCCGCAGGGGCGAGCCCAACCCGGCGGCCCCGCTGTACGGCATGGGGCTCCCCGAGGCCCGCTCGTACGTCCGGGCCCTCAAGAGGTACAGGGCCAGGCGCGGCTGGGTCGTGAGGTTCCCGGCGGCCAGGCACCACTCGTCCAAGCTCACCATGGACAAGCTCCACGAGGTGCACGAGTACGGGGCCGTGTTCGTGTCCAAGTCGGGCTCGGTGTGGAGGATGCCGCCCCGGCCGGCCCTCACCAAGGCTTACGAGATGGTGATCAGGGACCAGAGGGATCGCGACCCGAGCGCCGAGGTGAGGCGGGCGTGCGCCGAGCACCTGAGGCTCGGCAGGTCCGTGACGGCCGCCCGCATGGAGGCGTACGCCAGGAAGATGGAGGCCCTGATTGGAAGTTAAGGTCCTCCCCTGCGATACCACGGCCGGCTGGGCGCTGGACGCCGGTACCACCGCCTCGGTCAACGAGTGGCCGGACTACGTGTCCGGGTACCACTCCGGTGCCCTCATGCTGGCGTCCGGGGTTGCCGCGGCGGGCGGGGCCCAGGCGGACGTGAGCGTGCCCGTGTCCGGCCTCTCGTGGCTCACCCTCACCGCCACCTCGGTCAGGAAGGCCACGGGCCCGATACGCAGGGCGTCCGACGCCAAGGTGACCATTACCCTGACCCTGGACGGGGTCCAGGTGCCGTTCTACGTCCCCACGTACTCCCACGCCTACCGGGTGAGGCTCCCCCTACAGGGGGCGGCCCTGCTGACCCGCATCAGGGTGGACTTCGCCGCGGGGGACAGGCTCGTCCTCTCGAACGTCCTGGCCGTGAGGGAGGACATGCCGCTGGACCTGCTCAACGCCGTGAAGTCGGCCCTGGAGCTGAGGCGCGACGTGCTCATGGGCAGGGGCATCAGGCTGGGCACCCTCACCTGCGCCGCCGGGGACCGCAGGGTCACGGTGGCCACGGACTGGTCCTGGCTCGAGAGGTACGCGGTGTTCACCGTCGGGGACGGGGCGGAGGCCGAGACGCACCAGGCGGACAACGCCACGGGCGCCTCGTTCACGCTCGGCCGCGCCTACGGCGGCCCGGCCATGCTCCGCAACCACGCGGCCGCGCCCGTGTACCTGACCTTCCCCGTGGAGGTAGGCAGGTTCGACACCGAGGTCAGGCTCCCGGGGCTATGCGTGTGGCACTCGAGCCCCGGCCCGGCCACGATCACCTCCAGGCTGACTGAGCGCCTCGAGTGCTTCCGGGCCGGTGACGCCGTACTCGTGAGGGATGGCGCCAGGGTGGCCTGGCGTGTTATGATAGACCATGAGGCGAGGAGCCCAGAGCTCGTCGCGTACATGACCCAGGCCTGCAGGGCGCTCATGGCGAGCGGGGTCCTGTGGGTTCACGGGGTGAAGTGCTGGTTCGAGTGGTCCGAGCCCGCGGTCGACGCGGAGCCGGACATGGCATACGACATCTTGCCGAGGTCGGCCTACGCGCTGACCGCGGAGGTCAGGGAGGACTCATGGCCGCCAAGGATCATAACGGCGTCAGGGCCGGCGAGCCTGCAAGTCAGGCCGTCGCCGTGACGGTGGACAACCTGTCCAACCAGCCCGTCGAGCTCAAGCTCAGGGGCCGGTGGGTCAGGTGGGAACCTAAGGGGGTCCAGGGCTCCTCCCAGGAGCTGGATTCCCTGGAGGCTGGGGCCCTGCCCGCGGCCTGTAGCATGCTCAGGAGGAGGACGAAGTGAGGCAGCTCGGGGTTTACGGGGCAAACCTGCCCACCAAGAGGGACCGGACCGTCCAGGCCTCCGACTTCGCGGTCGGCGGCGTCTACGGGTGGTTCGGCAGGAAGTACGCGAGGCCGTTCGCGTTCAGGAGCGAGCAGGACGCGCTCGAGGCGCTGGGGGCCCAGGAGGACCCGGGGGCCTTCGGCTGGGACGCCGTGTCGGGGTTCTTCGCCAACCTGGGCGGGAACAACGCCCGGCTGTTCGTGTCCTCCGTCGTCGGGTCCGGCGCGGCCCAGGCCTCGGCCCAGGTCAGCAACTCGGACACCCCGGCGGAGCCGGCCCTCAAGGTCAAGGCCTCCTTCGGCGGCGAGAACGAGTTTGGGGCCTCCGGCAACAGGACCGGCTTCACCCTCGAGAGGGGGTCGGCCTTCACCTCCGGCGTGAGCGTCCTGCCCACGGGCGCCGGCGCCACCGCCAGGGTCGTCAGGCTTGACTCGGCCGTCGGCGTGCGCGTCGGTGACGTGGTGAGGCTCTACAAGACCGGGTACGAGGAGCTCCACTTCGTGACTGCGGTGGACGAGTCTACCGGGGACGTGACCTGGGCGGACGCCGACTTCGCGGGCACCGGCGCCGCGGCTGACTACTCGCTGGACGTCTCGGCGTTCAGGGTCAGGGCCTGGCGGCGCGACCTTAAGGGCATAGTAACCGAGGTCGACCAGCAGCTCGGCCGCAGGTGGCTCACCCTCAACCAGGCCGACCCGGACAGGTACGCGCACGGCGCGGCCGGCTCCTGGGCCGCCCTTGAGGTCCTAACGGTGACGGGCTCGCCCACGGCCGCCCAGGCGCTCCCCGTGGCCGTCGCCACGGTCACCTACCTGTCCGGCGGCGCGGACGGCACCAAGCCCTCCTCCGCCCCGGACTGGTCCGCGGCCTACGCGGCCATGAACAACCAGCCCGTGAGGTTCCTCGCCAACGTGGAGGCCGCCAACGAGGCCGCCCAGAAGGCCCTCGAGGCCTACTGCCGCTCCAGGCAGGACAACCCGATCGCCCTGCTCGTCGGGCAGATGGCCCTGGACAAGCGGGGCGCGATCGAGGCCGGGCAGGCCTTCCAGAGGTCCGACGAGGTGGACGCGGTGTTCGTCCACAACTGGCTCGAGGTGGCGGACCCGTTCGCTACGAGCGCCAGCGCCCCCAGGCGCGTGGTGCCCAACGCCGGCCACGTCATGGGCTGGGCCATAGCGGCCCTGGCCGAGCTCGGCGTCCACAGCGTCCCGGCCCGCAAGGGCAGGCCCCTGCGCGGCGCCCTGGGCGTCTCGGGGTACCAGGCGCTGGCGGACCAGGACCGGACGGACCTGGCGGACGCCGGCGCGAACGTCATACAGGCCCTCCAGGGACGCGGCCTCGTGGTGCGCAACTGGTTCACCCCGTCCACCGCCCCCGAGTTCATGTTCGGCAACGGCGTCCTCATGCGGAACTACATCAAGGTGTCCGCCGTCGACTCCCTGCAGGAGTCCGAGAACACCCCCAACGACATGCAGGGGGTGAGGGAGGACCGGACGGCCCTGCTCCAGTTCCTCAACAGGCTCTGGGCGCGCGGCTCGAACGGGCAGGCCCGCGAGGGGGAGACCTTCGGCCAGTACGAGCGCGAGGATGGCTCGCTCACCGGGCGAGGGGAGGCCTTCGAGGTGGTCGCGGACTCGACCAACAACCCCGTGGCCTCGCTCAGGCTGGGCGAGAGGAACATCGACTGCTGGTTCACCTACCCGGCCCCCGCGGGGTCCATCAAGGTGGGGGTCGGCATTCTCTACAAGGTCTCGGCGTAAGGAGGCGTCAGGATGCAGGAAAACAGCATGGCCATGAAGGCCAGGGTGCTCTTCGACGGCGAGGAGGTCCCGGGCCTGGTGAGGCTGGGTGAGGTCGCGCTCGAGAACGCGGCCATAGACGTCCCGAGCTTCCGGCGCATAAGGAAGGTCCACACTGGCGTGACTACCATACCGGAGGTGGAGCTCTCGTACGAGGTGCAGAGGGGCACTGACACCCTCAGGTTCTTCCAAGACTACTACTCCGGCGGGCAGAAAAAGGACGTTACCGTCATCTACTGCGACGCCGACGGGGTCGAGTACGCGAGGGACCTCTGGCAGGACGTGGAGTGCCGCAGGCTGGTGAGGCCGCAGGTCGACCTGGCCAACGTGTCCTACGCGCAGGTCAGCGTGGTGCTCCTGCCCTATGACATAGTGCCCGTATGAAGCTGCCGGTGCCAGTGGAGCTCGACGGACGCCTGATATGGGACGCCGAGCTCAGGGAGCCCACGGCCGGGGACATAGCCTCGGCGCGCAGGGAGGCGGACCAGGGCAAGGCGTACCAGGCCATGGCCGAGTGGTGCGCGGGGTGCGTGGAGTCGCTGGACGGCGGGCGCGTCTCGTCCAGGCAGGACGTGAGGAGGGCCGCCAGGGCCCTCCCGTTCGTCAGCGCCATGGCCCTGGCGGTGGCCGCTAAGGTGGAGATGGACGGCGAGGACGGCATCTCCTCGGTCGAGGACTGCCCGTACTGCGGGACCCGCAGGCAGGCCGTGAGGGTCGAGCGCGACGGCGAGGTCGAGGACACCAGGGACCACATCAGGGACCTGAGGGTCAGGCTCATGCCGGAGGGCGCCCCCGCGTCCGTCACCTACGAGCTGCAGTCCCCCGTGGAGGTCAGGCGCAGGGACAACGACGAGCTCGTGGTGGAGGTCAGGTCGGTCACCGTTAGGTACCCGACGCTGGCCGACTGCGCCAGGGCCTCGTCCGGCGGGGACGACTCCAGGGCGCAGATCGCCATACTGGCGGAGGCCCTCGAGTCCGTGAACGGGGAGCCGGCGTCCGCGGCCTGGAAGTCGTCCGTCGGGCGCACGGCGTTCGAGAGGATGAAGGCCAGGGACGTGAACGCGCTCTCTGCCCTGCTCAGGCAGTACGGCATGGACCCCAAGGTCGGCCGGACCTGCGCGCGGTGCGGCATGGAGTGGGACTCGGAGGTCAACCTCCTGGGTTTTTTCGGGTCCGCTCTCAGGCAGTAGCCTCGGGGGCGGGCGGGTGGTCTGAGCGGGCCTTCCTCTCGCTGGACTTCGGGTGGCCCGAGCTGGCCCGGGACGGCGTGAGGGCGTCCATGGCCACCTTCGGGGCGGTCAGCGTGGAGTTCCTCGCGGGGCTCCCGTGGCACGCCTACAGGGCCGTGATGAGGGAGGCCTCCGAGGCCTCCAAGGAGGGATGACGTGGCGGGAGGCGGCATAGACTTCACGTTCGACCCCGCGCCGTTCCTGGCCGGCATGCGCAAGGCCTCGGACGGCATGTCCGGCCTGCTCGGCAAGGCCGCGGACGTGGAGAAGAGGATAGCCGGGGGTATCAACAGGGCCGTGACGGGGGTCGCCGCCAAGGTGGGGCTCCTGTTCGCGGCCTTCAAGTCCGTGGGGGCGGCCCTCCGGGAGATGCCGGAGGTGGGCATGGCCTTCGGCATAGCTAAGGACGTGTTCCTCAAGAACCTGCTGTGGCCGCTCAGGCAACAGGTCATGCCTATGCTCCAGGCGATGCTAGACTGGACCCGCGACAACAGGGCCCAGTTCGTGAAGTGGGGCACCGTCCTGGCTAACGTGTTCGGGGCGGTCACGGTCACGGCCAAGGTCCTATGGGGCGTGTTCAAGGAGCTCACCGCAGCGGTGGGCGACTCGTTCCAGAGGGCCTTCCATACCAGCTTCAAGACCTTCGACGAGTTCCTCAACGTCCTGTCCTTCAAGGTCTCCGCGGTCATAATCTACATGGGCATGCTCGCGAAGGAGCTCGTGGGGGACCTCAAGCCCGCCTTCGACTGGATACTGGACATGGGCGCGACCGTAGTCGGGTTCTTCGTGGACCTGGTCACCTCGTGGGCCCAGGCCAACGAGCAGGGCAAGTCGCTCGGGACCGTGTTCGAGAAGATAGGCGCGGCCGTCTCGGTCATAGCCGGCGCCCTGGCGGCCGCGGCGAAGGGCTTCACCGAGGGCCTGCTCCCGGCCGTGAGCGGCATCATGACCCCGCTGGACGGCATGGCGGCCACCTTCAACAGGCTGCTCGGGGTGCTCGGCCTCGACGACACGAAGGGCATACGCGGGGCGTTCAAGGGTCTCGGGACCTTCCTCGGGACGACGTTCCACGCCGCCCTGGTCGTAATCGGCGCCGCGTTCGACGGCATGGTCACGGCCCTCGAGAACATCAAGAGGACCATGGAGGCCATACAGAGCCTGTTCAAGGGTGACGTGACCGGCGCGGGCGCGGCGATGGGGGAGGTGCTCAAGTCCACCTCCCGCGGGGGCACCAAGTCCGTGGAGGAGGCGTACGACATCTTCACCGGGGAGGTTCTGACCCCGGGCCCCACGGGCCTGCGTTCGGGCGGGTCTCTGCACGATGGTATAGTCACGAAGGATGGCAGGGTCATCAAGACCGACCCGCAGGACAACATCTACGCGTTCAAGTCTCTCGGGTCCGCCCGGCACGCGGGCGGTCAGGTGCAGGTCACCAATTACGTGACGGTGTCCGTCACCGAGGGGGACGCCGAGCGCGCCGGGTACGAGTTCGCCTCCGGGCTCGCCCGGGGGTACAACGGCCTGTCCGGGTCGCTGGCCGAGTCTAGGATGGCGGAGGGCTTCTGATGTCGATACTCAACCTGCCGAGCTTCCCAGGCAACCTGCCCTGGTTCATGTTCGACCTGGCCAATTATCAGCTCATAACGAGCGCGGCCATACCCGAGGGTGAGATTAAGGACCGCAAGGACGTGGTGATCGTGGAGACGCCCATCCCCGGGCGCAACTTCCAGCCCGTAGCCCAGGGCGGCAACGGAAACCGTAAGGTGTCCTTCCGGATACCGGTAGTCCAACGCAACAACTCGGTCGGCAACGTGCTCCTGCTCAAGCAGTTCGATCTGCTCAGGAACCAGGCTCAGGGGTTCCTGGGCCTCAGCAAGATCAAGGGGCAGTTCACGC